AGCATTGATCGGTGAACTATTTATCCAAGATAAACTATCTTGGACAAAATTTCACCCGGATTGGCTGGAAACTTGGCGGCCATGATATTATGCTATGGTCTAAAATTGTTCAAAAACTAATTTCAACCGATATATTATTTAACAAGATAAATTATCTTGTTAAATATTTCATCTAGGATGATTAGAAATTTGACAATCACAATGATATAAATAGTCTGAAAGGATTATTAAGGTAAACTCACTAATAGGAATAGTTGGTCGTCCACCATCAAAAGGAATAGGAAAGTTAGTTTCGTTCCAATTTTTTTATTTGTTGGTATTTTTTAATTTCTGCACGGACAAGTTGTGGGTCCAGATCAATAATCCTGATTTCACGATAATAGCGTTTTAGTATTTTTTGGACATATTTGTAGGCATGGATTATGTGTGAGAATTTTTTGGCACCTGTAATGATGATCGAGCCAGTTTGGAAGATAAAAATGGAAGTTTTATGCTGGTCAGGAGTAGGACATTTAATGTTAACACAAGAATGTCCGCGGACAGAATCATTTTCGCATTCTACATAACCAATCTCTTTGTCGATGGTCCATATATGATGATTTTTAATCAACAGAACATAGAGACGTTTACGGTCTATCCTATAGTCTATTTTGAAATTAGAATTAATCATACGGATTTTAACATCATAAATGCCCATTTGGTCCGGATCCTTAACAAATTTAATGTGTGTTTTTTTACCATTGTGATCTATTGTAGCCCCTTTATATAATATTTTAATCAATTTAGTGGTAACCCAATAAAATTGGTCCATATCTTTACATCCTGTAATCTGAAGCGTACCATTTTGGAAAACTTTAATATTAACATATTTTTTTTCATATTTCCGATAAGGACTGATCAGAATGGTTGCTTGATTGTAAAAATTACGTCCATTTTTATGATATTTTTTAATACAAGGAAGCATTCGGTTGGTGATCAAATTATTACGGTTACCATATTTGATGCTAATAATTCCTTTTATGTCCAGGGGTACATATTGGGCAAATTGTTGGATATAGACCTGGGTATGTAAATTACACTCCAATGATGTGGTAGAAATTTGGATACCGTGTTCGTCCAAAAATTTTTTGGCATGTTGATATTTTGTATACATATATCCTAAATTTTGGACAAAAAATCGGAAAATTATTTTTTTCATTTTTTCTTACTATAAGATAGATGGAAGAGGAATATGATACCGGATTTAAAGATATTATGCCCACTACTGGCAGGCTCATAGACGATCATGTCAGGGCAGAAATTAATACAATTATACATCGTACCAATTATTTTGTACAAAGTTTTAAACAACAGGGTGGTTGCGGATGTCGGGTTCCTGATCAGGTTCCTAGCAGGGTCCAAACAGAAAAAGGTGGTTGCGGATGTCAGTCCGTGAAAAAATAATCATTGAGTATAAATGATTATTCTTTCATGGGATGTAGGAGTGATACATCTAGCCTATTGTATTCTTGATGGACGAAAGATCCTTGATTGGGACCTACTAAACCTAACAAATCTGATAGGTATAAAAAAGCATCATACTAACAAAGTATGCCGGATACCCACCCAACAACTTCAGTTGGAGCTGCTCAAAAGGCTCCATGAATTGGAAGATCATTTTAATAGATTAGGAATAGAATATGTGCTCATCGAAAATCAGCCTAGTATTAAAAATCCGAAGATGAAAGCAATTGCGGCTACTCTGCTCGATTATTTTTTGGTACGTTTTTATTTGGACGGTGTTTATCATCTAAAGGGAGTTTATTATACTAGTCCGTCCGGGCGTATCAGGATGGTCGGTGGAAACCATAATAGTTATCATAAACGTAAAAAACAGGCCATTATTGTTACCCGTGAACTACTCCGGGACCAACCAGAACAGTTAGAATATTTGCAACTTTTTACAAAACAGGATGATCTTTGTGATGCCTATCTGTCCGGGATCTATTATCTAAAAACTATGGAACATAAAATATGATCTCATGGGTTTAGATCGTTTAAGCATATATTTACCGTCCGGCAATTCTGCATTCTGGCGTTCTTCAAGAACGATATTAATTGGACGGATTGGGGGTAAATAGGTAATGTATTCCCTATTAATGGGAACAAAATTTTGTCGGTATTCTTCTATGGTCATAGGACCTCCAAAAGATGTTAATATTTCTTTAGGTGGTGCCTCATAGATAACATCCTTATTATCCCTAGCATATTTTCCACCAGTAATCTGACGATAAAGTTTATAAACTAAAGATTTCCGGTGGGCTATTTTAGCATCACGAAGATAATAGAGATTATAGGCAAGCGCACAATTAAAACTACAAAAACATCCTATAACATAATATGTATTGTTCCGGTACAATTCCGGCAAAAAAGCAGGTAGGTTATCAAACTCATGACAATCCCACCAACATCGAATCTTTGTCCTTTTAATACGAATACGTTTTCCGGTAAGATCTACAATATTGACCCGATTATAATAAAAACGTATATTTTGTGAACCATGAACATATTTTTCTTTTTTATATGTTTCTATTTTCTTTTGTAATTTTTCGATCATATGACGATATTGGGCACAATTTTTACAGAATGTCTTAGTTTTACAAAAACTTCCACCCTGGCAATCTTCAGGGTTAATTTTGAGTCGGAGGATAACAGCTGGCTCCTCAGGAGGTTCCTGAGGTTTTGGTACATGTTCTTCAGGTAGATCATCTGTGCCCAATATTTTTTTGATACGTCGTCCTCTCTTCTTGACCATTAGATAATTTTTGACCATATTCTTTAAATTTTAAAGCTTAATAGGTTTACGTTTGATACTACTAGGGGCATTAGAACGTGTAGCAATCTCGGTAGATTCAATGGTATCGATAACATTCATGATATTTTCCGATCCATGTTCAGATTCTGGCGGGGTCATAATATCCCCAACAAAATCGTCCTCAGATTTTTTAGATTTTTCATCTTTTGCTGGTGATTTTTTAATGGATTCTACCGGTATTTGGTCCGATTTTTTAGGTTCTTCTTTGGATAATTTCTTTTCGGATGATTTTCCTTCGGATATCTTCGTTTCGGACAATTTTTTTTCGGATAGTTTTCTTTCGGATAATTTTTCTTGGGATGGTTTTTCAGAAGACTTTTCGGACAATTTTTCCACAGATTTTTCCGGAGATTTTTCGCTTGGGAAATTTCCCATAGGTTTCATATTTTGCTTTTCACTTTTTTGGGCAATTTGATGGACCAGATTATTAATCTGTTTTTGTAACTGTTCTATCTGTATGCTTATTTTCTCGAATTTTTGATTATGGATGGATCCGATGGATCCTAATATTTGTTCTGATGTACTCTCTACTTTCGTATTCTTTACATTGTCCTTTACGGTATCCTTTACAGTGTCCTTTATGGTGTCCTTTACAGTATCCTTTACAGTATCCTTTACGGGATTCATTTTTTGATTACGGATGGATTCTAATAATTGTTCATGTTTGGATTTAATAGTATCATTATTATTTTTACCTTTGATCAGATTGTTCAGGATCTTATTGATTATATTAGGATTACTACGTAAAGTTTCGCCCAACCCATTGGACCCAAAAAGGGACTGGCTGAGATGATAGGTAATACCGCTTAGGATGATCATGAGCAGCAGTCTGATCTCAGGTTGGAGTTTGGCACTTCCTTTATACTTTTCATATATTTCTTCAAGAACTTCGGTATAATCATCAATATCGGCCGCAACCTGTTTGGACCAATCACGCAGATGGAACTCAAAAGGATTATATCTTTCATTTAGAAATTCGATACCATAGACAATATTGAGCAGTATCTGTTTGTAGAATTTTATCTGGTTGACACGGTCCCGTTTCTCCTTATGTATTTTATACTCTGCCTCCATCTCTTCCGGATCATCGTCCAGTGTATACTCCCGGGTGAGTTTGATATGATATTTTTCGGCCAGTTCTTGCAGCCGGCTTAGGTTTTCACGGGCACGCGCCCGACGACTACCCGTTGGCCCGGCCACTGCAGTGGAAGGTGGTAGCCCAGGATATACTGGTGGAGGATTTACTGGAACTTCTGATCTGTGTGGAATGTTCGGATATACATTTTTTTTCTCAGAACTATTGGCCAATTCTACGGATTTGTCCAGAGTTTTTTCCTTTAAATGTGGTGTAGGCTCCGAGTGTCCTATATGTTCCACCGATTTTTCTGACCGTTCTGTTTTTTTTGCCCTTTCAGATTCCACTGATTTTTTTTCCATTTTTTCTTCGAATTCTCCACGGAGCTGTTCGTTAAACTTATCCTCATTGATGAAATATTGGAAAAGATAATCGGTTTCATCCCCCGGATCTAATCGAGTACGGCGGTGTTTTTCGGACATATAATTGTTATAGATAGAGAAACTTAAAATGGCGATATAAACTATATAGAAGAATTAATGTGTTCGGCAATATCGGAGGTATGGCATCATGATCCGATCAGGGAGATAGTCCAGAATGATCAGGAAAAATCAGAACATCGTTGCGAACATTTTTGGAAATGTCCGGAATGTCGTAAGTTATGGGATTATTTCTCATCCCAGCGACATGTCCGTCCACAAGAACGGGGAAATTGGAAGGAGACTATTATTATTGTTCTGGCCGCATTAGTGGTCGTGCTCATTATCATTATTTTTGTGACATTGCGGATCGTTTATCTTTTACATAAATAAACTTTTTGGAATATAAAATGTATAAGAATTTGGTGCTCAGCGGGGGCAGTATTAAAGGTATTGCCTATTTGGGGGCGCTCAAAAGGCTAGTGGAACTTGGTCTGATACAACTGGACAAACTAGAGGCGATCGCAGGAACATCCGTGGGCTCAATTTTGGCCACACTAATTGTAATAGGCTTTACTGTTGACCAAATTTGGGAGTTTATGCTCATGATCGATTTTAAGAAAATGGTTTCACCAGATATTTTACAACTATTAGAAAAATTTGGTATGGATACGGGTGATAAATTTTATCATTTAACACAAGAAATATTAAGGCGTGCTACAGGTCTGTCATGTGTTACATTTAGGAAACTTTATGAATGTACTCATAAAAAGTTGATTATAGTAGGTTCATGTTTAACCACCAGAGAGATAGTTTATTATGACTATGAGAGGACGCCGGAGTTTGAGGTAGCTTTGGCGGTCCGTATATCTATCAGTATGCCCTTCTATTTTACGCCAGTGGAGGTAGAAGGTCGCCAATATATCGACGGCTGTATTTTAAACAACTATCCTATTAACCTTTTTGAAAAGGAAATGGAAACAACCATCGGCATGATCATCAAGGATGAACATGCCGCATGCACTACCTTCCAATATCCCGAACAATATTTAAGGGCGGTCGTCAACCTGTTCCTCTATAATTATTATAAAGAAACACATATGCGCTATCAGAATAATACCATCTATATAGATGACGATCCGGATGTTAGCATTTTTGATTTTAACCTGGACAATGCGATAAAACGTCGACTCTTCCAAAGAGGTGTGGAGGCTGTGGAAAAATTTTTAGAAAGGCGTAAGCGGGCGAAAGATTAAAAGTAAAATTATTTTTTGGCAATTTGTGGAGGAATATGAATTTGTTGTCGGGGTCGAGCATTTTGGAAGAGCTCCGCCAGATAGGGTGAATTTTTCCTATAAAAATCACAATGAGGATTTTTGCTGATAATTTCACGCAGAGTTTTTTGTGCTCCATGATCGATGAGCAACCGGACTATTTTTTCACATTCTTCCGTATGTTGGACATCCTCGGGCTGATGTCCTACGATGGCCGATTCTAATGGGGTAAATCCATAATTGTCCTCCAAATTGGGATCGGCACCCTTTTCCAAAAGATATTGGACCAGATTGATGTTGCGGAACTCACAGGCGCTACATAATGGGGTTGTGCCACCCAACTCCGACGGATAAACATTACTATGAAGATTAATGTTTATCCTATCCGCAAAATAGGCAACATCATCTTTGGTAAGATTGTAGCCGGCAAAAAACATTAGGGCGCCAAAAAAGCTGGCAACCTTGTCGGGATATTTTTCCACCCAACTTCGGTACCTTCGTTCCCGGAGATCCTGTTCTAGTTGTGAACGTTCTGTTTCACTAACAAATTCATAATAAAAAGGTAGATCGCCGGTTGTAGACATTAGAATAAATTTATATTTTATTTACATTTTATCAACCTATTGTTCTAAAGGTTCCTCATCGTAGAGTTGTCCAATTTTTCGAAGTTCACTATATTTTTGATAGAGTTCACGTTTGTTCCAGGGTTGTACATATAGTGGTTTGGCCAGCTCGGTCTGTTCGTTCAGAGTGTCCTGGGACCGATGATTTTCCGTTCCATCTTTTTCACCTTTTATCTGATCCATTATCTGGTCCATCCTTTTATGGGCCTCCTCTTTGGTGATAGGTTTATCCTGGAAAGTTTGGTATCCATGTTTTTTGTCCAACTCCTCCATATGATTATGGAATTTTTGTGGATCAGGGGATCCTTTCTGGGACATATTTCCCAAAAACTTAAGACTGGACGATTTTAATTTGTTGAAATCCTCCTGGACCGTATCCTTATATCGGTTACGATTGTATTCTTCCCGCTTTTGCTCATTGGATAATATTTGGAATGCTAGACTGAGCATTCCAAACATTTGGGATGCATGTGCATCCGAATTTTTGTCCGGATGATATTTTTTGGCCCTACGTAGGTAGGCTTTACGTATGATCTCGCTGCAGTTGGACTCCAATGATACATCTGGTGTCAGCCCTAATATATCATAAAGGTCGGGCAAATTTTCATGGTGTTCCATATAGGTTATATTCTTAAATAATATTTAAATTTATACTATTAGAAGATGCAAAATAATCTAATTTTAAATATTGAAAAATTTGTTGAAGATACTAAAAAAATTATAAGGAAGGAAAAGTATGAAATATATGATGAGTATCATGTATTAAAAAATTATATCAAAAACCACCAACTAGCATATAATAATTTTAACAAAATATTTAATGATAATATTTTCATTTTTGATAGTTATAGAGATTTATATGAAAAATATTCCAGTGGCAAACTAGAACTATTGATTATATTAATATTAATAATTTTTATCAACATTATCTACATAACTCTTTTCCATTCTTTAGGAGATACAATAGGTTTTAAGAATGGTGAATGGGAATTTAATATGGGCGAGAAGAATGTCTCGCCCGAATATGTAAACGAGCTAATCTATAACTACATTAGTATAGGGGCCGATATTTCTACTATTAATTTTAGCAGCTGGAAGGCTTCTGACGATACACTTTTTTACTATGAAACATTTAAAGTACTTTTAGAAAATTATGATAATTTGGACTATCAGAATTTTGGGGAAAAATTGCGGGAGGCCTATCTGAGGCTTTATAATGAGCTCGAGGATACCAGTGAGATTCGTGCACCAGGTAAAACTACCATGGAATCTTTACGCACCCAACGTAATATTAAATGGAACGAACTACCCTACAATCCTGATAATAAAGGTGCTGGTCCCGCCTCTCGGGCGGGATGTATTGGTATTTTCCTGAACCATGACAATAATAAAGAAATGTTTGCGGCCTATTGTGATACATGTAGCCGTATTACTCATAATTCTGGAATAGCCATATTGGGGGCATATACAGCCGCACTTTTTACATATTTTTCGATATCCAAAGTAAATGTTAATTTATGGCCATTTATATTGCTCGAAAATTTGAAGGATGGGTATATCGATAAGCATATTAAGAACACAAGACCCCATGAGTATAGTTTATTTATGAGAGATAAAGTAATTTTTATGAGCCAATGGGAAAAATATATTAATTTTAGATTCCACGGTCAAAATCCTCGGACAGACCTAAAATTTATCACCAATCTAGTATTACGTTATAAATATCTGTCCGAAAATTTTAGCAAAGGTCATACAGATTTTGCCGGTTCATGCGGGGATGATTCTGTAATCATGGCCTATGATGCATTGCTTAGCAGCGATAACATTCAGAAACTAGTCTATTATGCCGCACTTATCCCCGGTGACTCTGATACTGTGGCAGCTTTAGCCTTTAGTTGGTTTGCCGGAATTAAGAATACATTTATAGATAATTATATGTTATCCCATTATATCAGATATATGGAATATTATAATAAATATTTGGCATTATTTGCGAATAATATGACTACATTTATCAAAATAATCCTAAAATATTATAGGATACCAAGTGATTAAGAACTTTTATAAATATAATTTTTTTCTAGTATACTATTATTAGATGGCCCAAACCCAACCAAATTACAGTCAAATCTTGGGTAAAATGTTCCGGGAGTATATTAAAAAATTAAAGAAAGATAATAGTCTGAAATCTTTCATGCTCAAAAATTATGATCGGTCTAGATGGCCGCCCAATGCTACCGATAAAGATGTACACCCCGAATTTTTTCAAAAATTGGTTGCTATTACCTATGCCTTCCGCGAACTAGAAAAACCTATACCAGTCACAGAATCCCAAATAGTTAAGGATTTTATCACCGATGCCCTTAACGATATTGTTAAAAATGAAGGCAAAACATATGAAAATATTTTATTGTACGAAGCCAATCTTTTATATAAGGCGGGCGATCCCATTAAATTTTTGGTCCCGGGCAG